CCATATTACGTCCTTTCGCCATTGCCGATTCAAACGGAATGTTGTGCCGTTGTAAATAGGCATGGAACCCCATCGCCCCCAAGCCAATACTTCTCTCCTTTTCTGCACTAAATCGTGCTTTCTGTAGCTCATCTGGAGCGTTCGCAATAAAGTGAGTAAGAACGTTATCCAGCATTCGCACTAAATCAGGTATAAAGTGAGGATCATTACTCCAAGAGTCATACTCCTCTAAGTTTACACTAGATAAACAACATACTGCTGTTCGGTCTTCACTGGTTACAAGAGTAATCTCACTACAAAGATTTGACTGATGTACTTGTAGTCCTAAGTCTTTCTGGCATTGAGGAAGAGCCTCCTGTACTGTGTCCCCAAACATAATGTAAGGCTCACCCGTCTCAACACGATTTTGTATCAATTTTACCCAAAGTGTCTTTGCTGATACAGTCTTTGTTACAACTCCACTATTAGGATCCACAAGATCCCAACTATCATCAAATCCTTCCACCTTAGTGGCACCTTCGATAAGCTCCATGAAATCATCAGGAATAACCACACCGTGATGAAGGTTAGTAGACTTGCGGTTAATATCCCCACCAGTAGGCTTTCGAACATCTAAAAATTCCTCTATTTCGGGATGATTCATCGGCAGATATGCCGCGTAGCTTCCCCGACGTGTGACTCCTTGGGAGAAGGCAAGCATTTCTGCATCCACCACTTTCATAAAAGGTATTACCCCAGTAGACTCGGAACCATTAGAGGTTTTAGAACCAACTGAACGTATGTCTCCCCAATAGCCGCCGACGCCCCCGCCAACAGAAGAAAGAAAAGCATTTTCTGTATAGTGGTCGGTAATACCTCGTCTACTATCACCCACATAGTTAAGAAAACAACTAATAGGAAGCCCACGCTTAGTACCACCATTACTGAGAATAGGGGTACTGAACATAAACCATAGCTTACTAGCATAGTCATACAGCCGTTGGGCATGCGCATCATCATCCGCGAAGGCTTCTGCTGCTCGTGCAAACGCCTGCTGTGGAGAACCTTCTCCATTTACTAAATATCTGTCTTGTAGAGTTTTAATACTAAACTCTGAAAGATAGCGATCTCTTCTAAAATCAATTTCAACGCTCATACAATCTATTCTCTATGTCAGGAATATTCTTCATTCCTATTGCATCTTCACAATAAGTAAGTATATCCATTAACTCATAATTTGCTAGTAATTGTTCTGCATTTTGGTTCAAGCTTTGAATATACTTATAATTACTTGCAATCGGGAGTTGGTTATAAATGTCTAAAGCGTCGCCATACGCCTTAATTAAAGTTTCTGCTCTCTTGGGGCCTACACCAGGAATGCCTGGCACATTATCCCCTTTATCCCCTACTAAACACTTCAACGATATGTATTCTTCGGGAGTAACATTGTAGTGAGTCTTCCAGTTTTCTAGGGTGACTTCTTTTCTTGTAACATATGAAAATCTGCTTACATCGTCTTTAATAAGGAGATCCCAATCTCGATCACTAGATATAAGCCACATTCTTCCCAGATTGTATCTCTCTTTGTGCTTTACTAAATATCCTGCGATGTCATCTGCTTCTACTCCGTAGTACCGTAGCACTAAGTGGTCCTCTGCTAAAACATCTAAAGATGCTTCGTACTCTGCAAAAAACTCTTCAAAAGCAATTCTTTCCTCTTCTGTTTGATCTGCAAATTTGTCTTTTCTATTCTGTTTATAATCTGGATATATTACTTTTCTATAAGATGAAGAGCCCCAATCCGCTGTGATTATAATTGACTTACACTGGTAAGACTCTGCTAAACTTTCTACTGTTTTCTGAAAGTCATATCTAAAGTCTGTACGACCTTGATGTTTCCAACGAAAGGCTAAGTTCAAAGAGTCTACTACCAGTGTTGAGGGGCCTTCTGCAATTTTTTCTGTAAAATTAAACGCCATATAAAAACCCTACCTTTTCTTCTGCAAGCCATGTTTTTGCAAGAAGTACATGACATTGCAACCATTCTATGTAAATCCAATGGTCTGTGACTTCTGGAAGAATATTAGTAACAACAAATACCTCTGACCGATTGTATTTGAAAAACAATAAAGGCTCCTGGCCGCCGCCTTCTGCTTGTTGTTCTAGTTTCTTCCACCATTTGATTAAGTTATTTGTTCGAGGTGCAGTGAATATTTTATCTGAAAGAGGAGATTTTTCATAGTTCTTTACTTCTATGCAAAAACGATTCTTTGCGTGTGGAACGTATATATCTCCCTTTAAATACTCAAGAGCACCGGAGGCCGGTACTCTCTCGAACTGATGACCCGTGGCTTCGCGCAACATATCTCTTACAAGATACTCACCTCTTGCGCCCTTAGCTCTGCTGTCAACCATCTACATCGTTGCCCATCAAAATTTCGCCAAGCATTTCATACTTTTCTGAATACTCAGCAGCTTTTGATAATTCTTCTTCAATTGCTCCAAGAATATCAGGATGCTCTCCAATTCCCACTGGACTCCTCATGTAGATCAGTACATTCGCTTTGTGATACTTCACTTTCCCCGCTAGATAGCTCATCATGCTGTCTGCTATTATGTTTCTCAAGTTCTCTCTCCTTTATCATCTCGTGGATTTGTCGCCTACGATTACTTTGCATACGTCGTACGTGTCCCATCAGTGCTCCAACTTGCTAATATTACCTGACTTAACTACTTCTACTTTGTCAAGCAGAGGGTGTGTCCACCCGTGGCTAACAACATAAGTATTTAAATCTTCCTGTAAAAGTACTTCTACGAGCTTTTCTCTTCCGGCATCGTCAAGTACTGCGATGACCTCATCTAAGAATAAAATATTGATCCTAGACTTGGATATACTACTCATAAGTTTACGTATTGCTATTAGAGTAGCGGTGTTCACCCTTGCCAACTCTCCACTAGAGAGAGCAAGAATATCCACAATGTTACCATTATCAGTGATTTGAACATTAAGTTTATCATTTGTAACTACAAACTCCAAAGTAAAACGACCATCGGACAATTCTGCTAGATAATAATTTGTGAGTTCTTCCAACTCTTTTACCAAATTCTCTATCTTGTATGCAAGTAATCCATTCGTACTGAAAGACTTTTTTAGTACTTCTAGGCTGCTTGCAGTGTCTGTTTCTAGGTCAACCAACTCGTTTAATTCAAATAGCTCTGTCTCAAACTGTTCTGTTTGTTCAAGAATTACTTGTATTCGAGTATTACGACGAGTTATGGACTCGTTTTGCTTTGAGATGCGCTGTAGTTCTTCTTTTGCTTCTGATATTCTTTTCGAAATTTCCTGTGCCCTGCTTTTAAGCTCGACAGGGTCCAGCACATTCGCTGGTAGGCTCTGGTCGATACTTCTGAATAGATCTTCCCAGTCGCGCTGAATTTTTCGTGCAGATTGGTATTCTTCATTGTTTCGTTTAATTTTGAGTATTCTTCGCTTAATTTCATTTTGTCTTGTTTCTGCCTCCGTTATTTTATCCGCTTCTTCATTGATAAGCTCTCGTATAAAAGCACTATCTACGGATTGCTCGCAAGTGGGGCAATGTGCTCCTAGCCCACTTAGCTTGTCTAAAAGTCGTTGAGACCCCGCTACTGCTTGTGTTAAGCTACCACTTTCTGCCTGTAGCTCGTCGTATGATTTAATACCAGAAACTTTACAACTTTGAGCATCTTCAATACTAATGTTAGACAACAAGTCTTTATAAGTATTATTCTGAGAAATCTTTTTATTTTTCTCAGAGATATTTTTAATTTCACTCATAAGGTTGGCGAGGTCTTGTTCGTCTTCACCCGTCTCAATTGAAATTTCAGATACAGGCAGTATGGTTGTATCACTCAATTTGTTATCGTGCAACCACTTTTCAATTGTCGCTGTTTTTGATTCAATACTAGTAAGAGTTATCGTACTCTTTCTCGCCTCTTCTTTAAATAAGTCAAAGAACCTCACATAGTGCTCTAAGTGTAGAAGATCTATGAGAAACTTTTTTCGGTTTGTGTCTGTTGCGGTGAGAAACTGTAAACTACTATTAGTGTTTTGATATACTAGCTGAGAGAAAGTCTTGAAGTCAATACCCAGTATATCCTGAAGAGTTTTGTATGTATTAGTTGCTGTGTGCGAACTAATATCTTCACCATTTTCTAGCAGCTGCAGTTTAATATTTGACTTTCTATTGATAATAACATCGTACAAAGTGCTATCTTTTGTGAATGTCAAATGTATATCATACCCAGAATTTACATATCTGTTGGGTATGTCGGCTTTTTTAATGCCTTTTGAGTTCTTGTTATATAAAGCCTCTTCTATAATTAATGGGATGGAGGACTTTCCCATCCCATTAGTACCAACAAGCTGTGTGACTGTATTACTACTTAGATCTAGCTCGTTATCAGGGCCATAGCTAAAACAATTACTCCATTTCAATTTTTGAAGCGTAATCATTAAATATACCTACTATTTTGGGTATCCGTGATTCTGGTATTTCTAGAATATAAGTTAAGTACTCTACTAACTCTTCTTGCATAGACATCTCTTTGTCCATAACAAGAGTTGCTTCACTACTTCGCTTAATTACTTTCTTATCCAGCAGTTCATTATTTTTTACGTTTGCAAGTTCTTGCATATCACCTTCTATCTCGTAGATAGTGTGGTGCCACTCTGTAGGGACCATTTCATCAGTACTAGACACGGTCTTACGGATAAGCTGGGGCAGCTCAAAAGAGTCCCACATCCATGTCCAGTTAGTTGGGTTTATCAGAAGGTACCCTGTACTAACCTCATTTCTATGAAATGAAGTGGTCATAGGGCTTCCTGGGTATACAATATTGCGCTGAGTATTACTATGGGCGTGCAAGTCTCCTGCAAAAACAACAGGGAAATCCTCAAATCTGTCTAAGTCCACCTCTGGCTTGACGTGTGGAGGTATCTCACCACGAACATGAGTAAACAAAGGCTTGCTTTGGTCAAACAGTTCAATAGAGTTTTTACGATGAAGGTCTGCGTAGGGAAGTACCCCAAACCCAAAATCAGTATCTACATACGAAATATCTACTATTTGTACTAGAGGATTGATATCCCTCGATACTTGCTTTAATTGTGTAAAAAATGTTTTGTTTTTCTTTGTTGCTTCATGATTACCGTCATAGATAAGGGTCGGAATCTGTACTTTCCGAATAAACGAAAAGTACAGCTCCAACTCTTCCATGTTCGGCAGACGGTCAAAAAGGTCTCCACCTATGATGTGCATATTGCACTGCTTTTCGAGAGAGTGTATCTGCTCAAAAAATAACGCATAACGGTTGAGCGCCCACTCTCGTGGAACATTCTTTTGACCTAGCTTTATGTGCCAGTCTGCCGTGAATAAAATCATCCGATGTTGAACTCATCTTCCAGGCTCTCATCCATATCTTCAGATGAGACTTCTCGAATTTCGTCAAGGAGTGTCTTTTGTGCGTCGGGAGTAGGACGGGGCATAACATCATCCATGGACTTCAGTTCTGCAATAGCGGCCATTTCGCTCTCACTAAGTGCTCGTTGCTTGCACTTTAGTACTTGTAGTTGGTACTCTACATTGTAAGGTAATGGACCAGTTTTGACACGCTTGAATCTAACGTCCCAACCTGTTTCTGGGTCAGTAGGGTCTCCAAGGTCTTCTGCTGCAGTAAGAATTGCTTCAAACAACTTCTTCTTGAGATTGACGATTTTTACTTCGCCGTTGTCAAGACACTGCATAGCGTAGCTCCAGCCACACTTTAGATCGGGGTAGTACTCACGAACCCAGTCTTTTTCTTTATTGTTGAATCGCTCTTCGTTGCGGTCAAATGAAAGACACTCGAAAGGAATGTTCTTACCATTTTTACCCTCTAGCCAGTAAACGTATCGTGCGAGTACGTCTCCAACAAGGCGTAGTTCGTTGTCGCCGTCTCGGTAAGAGTAAGAAGTGATAGATGATTTTTTTGCGCCGCCTGCGGCTTTGTTAAATGATAGTGCCATTAGTGTATTGTCTCCTGGTTGGCTTCTTCATATAAAAAATGTACTTTATCATTCTTTATAGAAAGTAGGCTATTAGTTGTGATAAGCTCTAGATCAAATTCGATAAGTCGAACGTCTAGAGAAGATTCCCCAGTTGTTGCATAGTCCGCTAACGGACGCATAGAAGCTAAAGCAAGATACTGGGCTATCTCGCGATAACTATGTCTGTACGCATTGTACAGAAGCAAATCAGGATGTATCAAAAATGATTTACCTGAAAAGTCTTTAAAACTATATTTATAAATCTCAGAGTGCCGACTATCCGGAATTGAGTTCTGTGTCATCATTTTAAGAATGAGGTACATAGAACGTGGGTTTCCGTCTGCAGCATCAAAGATCTTTTCCCAATCGTAGAATAACATATTATACTCTCATCCGAAGCAAAAGTCAAGAACTAAATTTCTATGCTCAGAGCTGTTTAATTGAATAACCTTGTTTCATGTAATAGCCCATTCTGTTGGATGCTTGTCTCTGGGCCGTTTTTCCTTTTAAATGAATGTCAATAATTACTGGGTCTCTTTTGTTCTCATGCTTGCGTACAACCCTGCCGATGAGCTGGGTAAGTAAAGGTTCATTATTAATAGGGGTTGCAAGAATAAGGCAGCTAAGAGTATTAACCGAGATGCCCTCACTAAAAATTGCTTGAGTTCCATATAAAACATTTTTATCTCCGTGTAGTATTTCATTTATGAGCGTCTCTCTTTGCTCATGCGGTACCTCGCCTGTAACACATATAGATTTCTCACCAGTCAGTTCGGCGCAGCTTTTCAAGAAATGAACTCGATCTGACACTACGAGCACTTTATGACCT